GACCATTTTTAGACCGATGATGGAAATGCCCCGACATCACCAACTCAAACCGATCAAATAGTTCAGCAGACATACCGTCATGGCACATCATTCCCTTATCCATTTCAAACCCAGCAATCTCTAAATGCCCCATGACTAAAGACACAGGAGCTTCATGAATCAATTTCAACGATTGTTCACGATTTTCATCACAAATCCAGGGCAAAAATAAAAGAGGAACTCCATCAAATTCCACCACCGTAGGATCCACATAAATCCAAGGTTCATTCTGTCCATCATAAGTCGAACAGAGATTTTGAATCGAATTAACACGATTTGTATTTTTGTAAAAACAGTCATGGTTTCCAATAATAATATGTGTATCAATTCCTTCCTCGTAAAGCCGTTTCATAAAGCGAGTTTGGAACTCATTGGCGATATTATGATTGATGAACTTCCGTCGATCCATCACATCACCAAGATGAACAACCGTCTTGATATTATGTTCTTTTAAATAAGGAAAAAAGGTCTGTTCCCAGAACTTAAAAAAGAAGGCATTGAACTGCGGCGAATCAGATCTTGCTCCAAAATGTGTATCCGTGACTAAAGCCAGTTTCATTCTTCCTCCACAAACAATTCAAGACCATGTTTCTTGGTCTTTTTTACATCCAACTTTTTCTCAAATGTCTCAATATATTCAGCGATATTCTCATATAATTCTCCATGATTAGAACCAACAGAAATTGGAGAACCATCGTCATCCATTTTTCTAAATTCTTGATTAATAATAAACTCTTCAGCCATTTTATATTTCACATAGAGGTGTTTCTTTTCGCGTTGAATGCGTCTCAAAAAAGCATAATAAATGATTTGTGTAAAATAAGAAAATGGATTGGTAGATTTATTTGGATCGAAATTGTCCGCATACATAAGACAATTTTCAACAGCATCCGAAATCATCTCATCACGAAACGTATAGGAGTAAAAATTTGGTTTACGAGACAATCGTTCCGCAATCTTGAGAAAACATTCCCCAATATAATCAGGTAATACGGGTCGTTCTTCATGATTGCGTTTTGCACGGCGCACTAACTTCTGATAATCAATCAAGGCTTGTAATAAAGTACTATTAGATACATAATGATCATGCATACCAATTACTCACTCTCTATTAATGAAATGTTGGAGAGTCATCGTCTTCTTCGTCTTCGTCTTCATCATAATACTCATCGATCCATCCTTGAGTACGTTTTCGTTGTTTTGCAAAATCATTAAAAAAATCATTCAGTGAGTCTGTATGCGTCGAAACAGTCATACGTTCTTGTTTCTCTAATATCATCAATTGTTTACGATAAGCAGTATCTAAATCCACCAGGGTCATATAATATTCATCACTTACGCGATGATAATAATCAACAAATTCTTTTTTAGGATGCATATTGCAGATGACTTGTGATTTTTCTATTGCGATTGTATGTTCTTCTAACAATTCATCAGGCAACCAAGGAACAATCGTCAATCCTACCGCTTTCTTATGAAGACGACGAAAAATAACTTTAAACGGAGTGATGATTTGATAGTCGGTTTTAGTCTCAGAGACCAAACCCACGATATCTTCTCCTGTCGCTAATCGCAGTATTGTCACCATGGTATCAATCATTTGGTTAGATCAATGTAATATTGTTGATAAGTGAATTGTTCTTCGTCGTAAATCTTGAGACGCTCAATATAATGCTGAAGCAAATAATTCATCGGTTTACCTGTTCGCAAATCATCCGCGATATCAAACAAGGTCATGGTGCTTTTTTCTTCTGTTCGGCGGAGACCGCGTCCAATCGACTGTAACACGCGGATACGCGATTTTGATGGTGACGCAAATATAATATTATGCAAATTAGGAATATTGACACCAGTTGACATACATCCGTAGCTACCTAAAATAATACATCCTGACAACAATTCAACGTTTTTGGGTTTCATTTTTTACCATTATGTACTTTAGAAGGTCTTCCGATATTCTTGCAAGATCTACCTCTAACGAAAGCATCTCCTGGAGATACCTTCGATTTTACGTCGATAATACCATCGGTCCACCAAAGAATCCCAGAACGAGCATTTTTCATTTTTATTCTATATTGCGGATCTTTCCATAATTCTCTATTTCTTTCCGCAACTCTGGCATTATTTTCTTTTTGAATTTTTCTAATTTGTTGTTTTCTTTCTTTTGTGGAATTCTCCCATGATTTTCTACCTGCCATCGATCTAATAAATTTACCCATTTTTGACTGCGCAAATTTCGTCATTTTCTCAATATGAGACAATCTGTTTTTTTCATCTTTCCAATATAGTTTGAAATGCTCCGAAACTCTTGCGCTATGTTTTCTTTTTAACCATCCATATATTTTATTGTTTATTCTAAATTCACTATTATGAAATTGCATATACCAACACGCATAAATTAAATCTGAATTATCGGGATGAATTTTCACTAAAAGTTGATGTGCTAAAAAATGTTCTTCAGGAGTCAATCCCACTAAATTAGTTTTATCGTCTGTGCCTCCCAGACATTTTGGGATAATGTGGTGTTTTTCTTGATACCCCTCAAGGATTCTATCTTTTGCTCGTTCAACTAAATTCGAATAAATTCGTTTATAATTCATAAATTTATACCTGTATAAGTTATTTATACAGGTATTTATAAAAATTCAACTTTAACCAAGAATCTTTAATGTCATCATAGCGAGTTAATAGTTTAGCTTTCTTGATTGTTCCGTCTATCAACGGAACATCCAAATTTTCAGGCAATACAATAACACCGTCATCGAAGGTTAATTTAACACCAGAAACACTTTTGTTAGCAATCTGTCGTATTCGTTCACGCTCATCGGCTTCTACGCCCCCATGGACATACGAGATCGATCGTTCTGGAGCTAACGACTGAATCATATTATATAATTTCTTTCCTTGTAAGTCAATAAATTGAAAGAGGATCAATGTGTTGCCTGGCAGAGATAGGGCTAAATTCGCAATAAACTTATTACGTTTGGAGTGTTGTACCACAAAATCAAGTTCTTCTTGATAATTGGATGATTTGAGTTGCTTACAGGTCGCCTCATCATATTTGAGAATCAGAGCTTTGATTTTGATTTCAGCCAGTGTTTCACTTTCCATCAGATCTTTAGTTGAAGTGGCTCGATAGACTGGGCCAAAGGCTCCCTCTAAGACTAATCGATTCGTCTTCGTTCCATCCAATGTTCCTGTTGTGCCAATACGAAATAATGTGCGAGTTAATTTTGTCATAATTGATTGTAGAGATTTCGCTTTGAACAGATGACATTCGTCACCCAACACTGCATCAAATTGTTCAAAATAGGACGCAGGAAATTCATAGATGGATTGCCAGGTCGTAATCGTCACGGGTTTCTTTGTGATTTTTTCTTTTCCTGCATATTGTTTATGGACGAATTGATCCACATCCCACCCATAGAGATGAAAATCTGATGTTAATTGTTCAACTAAACTGGTGGTTGGTACAATAATTAAAACTTTCTGTAAATCACGACATAAGAAATACCGCGTCAAACAATATAAGACTAAAGATTTTCCTGATCCAGTCGGCGACACGATTAATTGCCGACGATTACGAATAGTGTGTATGATTGTATCAAACTGATAATCGCGAAGTTGAATTTCTTCTGGAAGCGAGAGTGTCTGAATAAAGTCTTTCGCTTCTTGTTCTGACCAATTTTCTGACAGGAGGACTAAGGTGTCAAGATGATAGGTATATTTACGATCACGACAAAACTTTTCGACATAGGTGATAAGTCCATGAAAGAGTAGCCGTGAACGTAAATCGAAGAGGTATATTTTCCCATTCCAGAGTTTTTTTCTGAATTGTGGGGTGAACTGAAAATTTGGAACATAAAAACTGAAATATTCGTGTAATTCTTGAGCGATACCATCATCACACTGAATTTTCACATAAACTTCATTAAATTTCGTAATGACCAAATCCACGATTAATCCATCTTTTAATTGTTCCATAACAAACATTGAAGTAATATGCAGCTTCACCAATACTTTGAAATTTAATGTTATAAACAGTGACTGGAATTTTTCTAGAATTACTAATTTTTTCTCTGACTTCTTTTCTTTTTGAAGGATTTAAATCACCTTTAACCCCACACGATGAATGATCTCTGTTATTCATTTTTCCTGATTTCCAGGCTTTTCGTATTGATTCGCCTCTAACCTTTACATCTACCATTAAAGAGAATTCTTTTTGGTTTTCTTTGTTATTGAATACACAATTTGTTCTCCCTAATTTCCAACCATCAGGAATTTTTGAATCTTTAATGATATATTTGTCCGTTTTCCCATCAGTAATCCATTGTTTATTTGATACGGTATCTCCGCCGTCACCAGATTCAATTTTTAAATTTGCCCAACTAAGAGAGTTCACAATATCAAATTCTAAACTTTTTTGTATTGCAATCTTTCTGAATTCATTTTTATCCGTAGATTCAAAAATTAATTCAGTCACAATATCGTTTCCATGTTTAGTTAAATGTGATTTCCAGACTTTACCAGAACCTTTATATGAATTATAAACTTCGCCTTCAGATTTTGTATAACATAGATATTTAAAATTAGTTGCAGTATGTGTTTTGACCATCAATTTATGTGTTATCTTTTGTTTCATCACCCATATTTAGTTACGCTCCTTGCAAAAATCGCTGCCAGGTAATAAAATCTCGAATTTGATACGTGCGGGATTGTAATTCTTTCAAGATGGATTGGCACACTTCAACGATTTCTTCGTGTAATCCTTTTTGTGTGAGAATACCTTGGAGATCTCGATCCGCATCAAGATATGACGGAACTTCTGCTTTCAACGTGAACATGAATGGTTCCCAGCCATATTTTTCTAATGTGGCTTTATCCCCATTCAGTTTGCCTGTGTAATACTCCCATTTGAGTTTTCTGATTCGATAATATTTCTGCTCAAGTGTTTTCATCGCTTGCCGATGTTCCGACAAAATCGTGAGGTACTTACTATGCAAGGATCCAATTCGGGCGAGTTCTCGGTCAGGCTGGGTCTGATCGAACTTGGCATCAGAAGTCCATTCAGCCAGGAGTTTCTGGACCGTTTCAGAAGTGGTTTCAGATATCATCACTCTAGAGCCTCCATAACGTAACTGGGGTGGATATGTCGTTTAGCAGAAGAGATACAGCAGTTCACGTTTCGTCCCGCATACGTTCGTTCCGAAACTTTACCTGATTTTCACAAAAATGTCAAATTTTTTCAATATCAAAATATGTGAACGAAAACGTTGCATCAGCCGTCATAGGCGAATCTGGTCCGAGTGTGGTTGAGAGAGTAAATGGAGCAAGATTGGTGGGAAAACAGTCGACGAATTTGAATCGGTAGTTTCCTCGTTGGTTCGAATCAAGAATCACAAGAGTTGCATCGGAATATTGTGGGGTTTTTTGGCTGACGTAGGGTGATTGTTTCGCAAGATCGCGATATTCTTCAAATTTTGTTGGAAAAGTGATGCCTCGCATCCAGTCATGAATTTCGCGCCAGGATCTCAGATCTTCATCAACCAAAAATGTAATAGTGAGCGGTTCATAGATCAGTTTTTCGCCAGGTACTTGTACATCAACAAACGGTGTATTCCGTGGAATTTGAGATAAACTAATCCCGGGAAGATTCACAGTCTGACAAAAGAATTGCATGTTCGGTAATCGAATGAAAGAAAGTGCAAATCGATTCGGAACAAGAAAATTCGTATTAGAAGGTTGTAATAGTCCCATAACTGTTATTTATATGACTGTAGAAGAATGAACAGTTGTATTTGCACTCTTTTTAACGGAGATTGATCGAACACGATGCATTTTTTCACGAGTATGATACGGTATCACATTCGCCAACACATCAGGCAAACGACTACATGGCACATCTTCCATAATTTTGATAGCCAGTTTAGGGTCAGGACCAGATTTCCCTCCTACAAAAATATCTACCGCCTCAGTCACTTTTCCGTCAATTTTTACCTTTTTACCCAACAATCCTATATCAGCAATAACATGGTTTCCGCAACTGGCGGGGCATCCAGACCAATGCATCGTAATAGGTTTGATCGTTGATGGTAATCGTTTTTCTAAAGCTCGCGCAACATCAACTGCGGTTTGTTTCGTTTCAATCACTGCAAGATTACAATAATCGCTTCCGACACAACTCACCAATCCTTTCGTGATGGGAGTTGGATTATATGTAAGTGTCGTGGATCGTAGTTCTTCATCCAAGTCGCCAATTTTGTGATCAGGAATATGTGGAATCACTAGTGATTGATGTGGAGTCAATCGTATTTCTTGTGACCCATATCGCGATGCAAGATCAACAATTCGATGAAGTTCATCTGATGTGGTGCGACCCACCAAGAGTTTGATGCCCACATAGTTGAGTCCTTTTTGACGTTGCCGATAAATGCCGATATGATCTTGAGTTTGTTTTTGACGCAGATCTGTTCCTGCGCGAGGAAACGTCTTCCCAAGTTGCGTTTCAATCGCAAGACGAAATCGTTCTTCACCCCAATCATCAATCAAAAACGAAAGCCGAGATTGATTCCTGTTCTCACGAAATCCACGATCACGATAGAGTTGCAGAATTGTTTCAAACACTGACAACACTTCGTCAGGCATCACAAATAGATCTAATGATGATGCGATACGATAGCCACCAGATCCCAATTTACCTCCGACTAACACATTATAGCCTACGCAACTATCTCCATGATCCAGTGTATATCGAGCAGGAACAAATGCGAGATCTTGCGTTTCTAAATGAACACAATTATGCGGACATCCCGTAATCGCAACATTCATTTTTCGAGGTAAATTAGAATAAGACGCATTATGGGCGATGAGTTGTGTCATCGCCGTCACGAGCGGCATGGTGTCTCCGATTTCATCAGGACTAATTCCGCTAATAGGACAGGTCAGAATATTGCGAACATTATCCATACCCGTTTGAATACTCGATAATCCAACCGTTTCAAATTGAGAAAAAATCGTTGGAATATGTTCAATAGACAAATTTCGTAGTTGAATTTGTTGACGAGTGGTGACATCCAACACTTCATTCCCATACGTTTGCGCTATTTGTGCTAATGTAGACAATTGCGCAATTGTTGTTTGTCCTCCAGGAATTCGCACTCGTAACATAAATTTACCAGGAGTAGGATTTCGCAAGAAAATCCCATACCATTTGAGTCGTTGAATATCGTCATCGGGAATCGATTTCCAGCCCTGAGCGGCATACTGGGCAATCCGATCATAGACAGATAATCCATCTTCTTTTGATTTCAGTTGTTCAATAGTATTCATACTAGTATTTAGAAAGCATAACGAATTTGTGCTGCAAGGTATTCTTGAGTCATACCAACACGATCTATCGAACGATCTTGTTCAAAAAAGAGTGCGATTTCACGATTTTTCTGACGAAAGGCGATCCCTACAATCCAATCTAATTCAGTCGGTCGAAAGACATTGGATGCGGAATCGTTCAAGAAAAATATGATGCTAGAAAATGTGCTGTTCAAAAGATCTCTCCCTCTTTGGCAAAATCGTTTTTGACTGCCAATCATATTCAAGGATTTGTTGGAGCAAGTCTTCATTATGGATTATGGTATAATGATCTATTAGTGAGTGTATTCTCCATAGGGAAACCGAGATTTTCTCGACATGCAGAATATGAGTTGTTGAGATTTGCAACGTTGCTTCATTCCTCTGTTCGCGGAGGATTTAGCAAATTGATGAAGGCGTTTATACAAGAACACCAACCTCATACTATGATTTCGTATGCTGATCGACGATTTGGTGAAGGAAATGTGTATCGGTCAATGGGATTTGTTATGACACAACAAACCCCACCAGGATATTGTTGGACAGATGGCACTCAAATTTGGTCTCGTTATCAAACACAGAAACATAAATTATCGGAAATGAAACTCCAACACTATGATTCAACTTGGTCGGAATCGCAAATCCTATTCGCGAACAAATATCGTCGATTGTGGGATTGTGGTCAAAATGTGTGGATGTGGTCTGTAAACTAAAAAAAGAATAAATAAGTGTGGGTCGCGATGTTACCAGCATCCACCCACTCTAACACTTGATTGATTAGGAAGGAGTGTCAGCCATGTCTATTTATTCCATTTACAAAGCCACCAATACGATCAACGGCAAAGTCTATATTGGCTTCGATTCCGCGTGGCCAAAGCGTCAACAGGATCATCTGAAAGCCGCGCTCAATGAGTCTAGTCCGGATGCCTCTACGATGTTTCATCAAGCCCTTCGAGAAGAAGGTCCTGATGTGTTTAGCTGGGAGGTCATCTGTCAATCCAAAGATGGACACTATTTGTTGAACACGATGGAACGATATTTCATTGAATCGTTCAACAGTCACTATTTGCTGGGACATGGATATAATATGACCCTGGGTGGTGATGGTGCGCTTGGGGTTAAACGAACAGAAGAGATCAAAAACAAACAACGTGAAGCCGCACTAAAACGATGGAACTCTACGGAAGGAGTAGAGGAACGAAAACGACGAAGTGAGAAATTATTGGGAGAAAATAATCCTCGATATGGCAAGGAAAGTACAATGAAAGGTAAAACAATGCCCAAAGAAGCGAAAGAAAGCCTTTCTCTACAAGCTAAACAGCGATTTCAAGATCCTACAAAACATCCTCGTTATGGCGTAAAGATGACAGATGAAACGAAACGAAAAATTGGTGACGGAAATAGAGGAAAGGAAAGGACAACAGAACAAAAAGAAAAGTATGCGAAGGCTCGCAGAGGAAGAAAACGATCTGATGAGACAAAACAGAAAATGAGAGAGAGTTGGGCAAAAAGAAAGGGGACCCTTTCGAGTCCCCTTCCATAAACACGATGTAATTATTATTACATCACGTTCGAAATTTTGAGCGCCCTGTAGTAGACGTTGGCCTTGGCTGTCAGTGAGCCCAAGCCCTGCGTTGTACCCTCAGCGAACGGATTCGCAACCAAGCCGTAACGAGTTTTAAACCCGATCTTTGGCTGGAAGGAACCTGTGTCAATCGCACGAACCATCTGCAGAGGAACGTATGGGCAGTAGAAGATACCAGCGTCATAGGCATTGGTACCCTTATAACCAACCACCGCAAACTCCGCTGTGCTGGATGTTGGGAAGTAGGGGTCAATGTAGACCTTGATACGACCAAACATCGTTCCCGCGAAGGTGTTCCCTGTGTCATCGACAGTCAGATTCACCTGATCCTTGAGTGCGCTGTTGTAATCAAGCAACCCAGCCATCGCGAAGGCACTGGCCACATCTGACGAGCAGATGACCACGTTGCCCTTGCCACGACGAGTCTGCTTGGCAATGGTGTTGGCTTCACGTTCAATCTGGAACGCGAGACCCTTGATCTTTTCCACCATCCAACGGCCATTGGAATCTGTATCCAGATCGAACGTACCCTTGGTGGTCGTCCCAGTCTGGCAACCCACCTTGGCGCTGGTGTAGATGGAGCGCAGCACTTCACGGTTGATTTCCGCAAGGATTTCAGCCGAGAGAATGTTGCTGAGTTCGCTCTCAGCATCCAGACCGTGAACGGCCTTCAGATCCTGAGCCAACTCCATTGTGTATTCAGCCTTGAGTGCGCGAGTCTTGGCAGTGACGGTGACTTTCTCGATGGAGAAGGCCATCTCGCCAAATGAACCGCCAGCGGGGGATGATGTAGTCCCCAACGCTTCACCAGCTGCTGTGCTCAACCCTGTACCTGTTGTCATAGCACTGGAGAACACATTCTCGTTACCAAGAGCTGTGTTCGCGGCCAGCGCGATATCGCTGTGCGTCCCTGTCCCACCGAAATCAGTATCGGCTTCGTTGTAGAACGCTTCCGCTGCGCCAGCTGTGACGTTGGCAGTGGAATAGGTGGAGCGCATCGCGAAGATCAAGCCCGTTGGGCCTGACATTGGCTGCACACCGCACACATCGTAGGCAATGAGGTTCGGGAGTGAACGACGAACCAACGAGATGAGGATCGGGTCAAACCCCGCCATTGGACCACCAGCAGCGGCTGTACCCGTCAACCCACCACCCGTGGCGTTGGCAGGTGACGCTTCGCTCAGAATCTGGGATTCTTTGCGAATCGCTGCTTCCTGGTTCTCCAGGATGCAAGCTGTCACCGCACGGCGATATGGGTCCTTAATCTTAGGGAGGTCTGGATGATCCAGAATCGCTCCCCACTTCTTCTCAAGATTCTCTGAAAGAAACATATGATACTCCTTGGTTAAAAATAATGCTGTTTACTTAGGCAATGTCTTGGAAATTGCCTGCATATATGCCTTCATGCGGGAATCCGTCACTTCAGGCTTTTCGTCGGCAACTTCAACTTGCTCCGACAACATTTCAGCCGAGGCTGTTTTTGTTGTCTTGGGGAAATAATTCTCACGAATGGTCTCAACTTTCTTCTGAAAATCACCTTCTGTGGTGAACTCAGCACTCTCTACGAGTGACCGAATTTTTTCAGTTTGTGTCTGTGTAAGACCTTCACAGACTTGAGCGATCAAATCCTGCTTCTTAGATTCTGTCAATTCCTTCTTCATCTCAATGTTCCGTGCAACGGTTTCATTGAGTTCAGCTTCCAATGATTCAACCTTTTCCACAAGTTCGTCCACCAAACTAACTTTCTCTTCGGGAACGCTGATATAATGTTCGGCAAAGAGATTACGCAGACCACCGATAAACTCTTCTGTCAATTCAGAACGCAGACCATTTTCAATGGCCACCTGATTCTGTTCCATCCACTCTTCCACGACATAATTGAGGAAGCCATCGATCTTTTCCACCAACTGGGTTTCCAACTGATGAACCGCTTCTGTCAATTCGGCAGTATACTTGGCTTCCAACTCTTCCTTGACCTGGGCAACTTTGTCATTGACACGCGTTTCATAGATCGTGGCGACCTTGGAACGGAAGTCTTCAGAAAGATTCTTCTCAGATGAAAGAATAGCATCCACATCTTCTTTCATGGATTCTTTTTCATCTTTCTCTTCTTTCTCGCCCTTCTCTTCCTTTTCACCCTTCTCTTCTTTCTCGTCCTTCTCTTCTTCTTTCTCTTCTTCTTCCTTCACCACTTCAACCTCACCCTTTGCCTTTTCCATCGGCATTGCACCGACAGCTGCTGGCTTACCAGGAGCAGT